TAATACTTGTCCAGATGTACCATAATTAGCACCACTCAGTCCAATTTGACCCAAAGTTCCGAGGCGAAGTCTTTCTGCTGCTGCTGACCCACTTTCTTGAGTGTGGAAGGTCATAAATTTAGAATAATTATTTCCACTTCCATCTTGTGCTCTTAAACTAACTTCACCATCTGAATCATCTTGATGAACTGCAAATTGAGTGCTACCACCATTAACTACTAAATTATCCTGATCATCTGCACCTGTGGTAGATGTAATACCAGCATATAAAGTATCTACATATAAATTTCTAAAACGAACAGAGTTTGTTCCTATATCATAAGAACTATCAGAACCTGGCACTAAATGTCCACTTGATGTGATACGAAGTTTTTCATTTGCTGAACCATTACCACCAGTTGTAAATGCTAAACCGTTATCTTCTTGTTTAATTCTACAATCATGATCCTCTCCACTTGTTCCCGTTGAGTCTGCAAAGTCAATAAAGGGACCTCCAGTTCTTCTTAATTCAATTGAACCATCAGCTGAATTTAATAAAATAAGATTATCTGCATCAGTAAAGGCTCGAATACCTCCACTAACATCTAGGCTTGCTGTTGGATTTATAGTTCCGATACCTAATTTACCTGCTTTAATTCTTATTGTCTCAGTTCCACCAGCAGTAAAACCTAACTGATTACTTTCTGGATGATTGAAGAAAGTATCACTATCACCTTCCATATACATTCGAGCATCATCATGAGTAGTATTCACATCAAAAGTAAACATCAATTTATCATTATCACTCTCATAGAATCTTACAAGTCCATCTGCGAAAAGATTTAAGTTACCATCACCATTTATTTTACAAATTGCATGTGATGGGACTTCTCTTAAAAAAAGATCTCCTTCAACAGTTGCACTACCAATTACATCTAATTTTACTGATGGCGAGGTGGTTCCGATACCTAAATTTCCATTTTCATCGAATCTTGCTATTTCTGATGTTCCCTGACCAAAAGCAATTGGTTCGTTAGTATATGATCGAAGAGTCCAAATCGGTCTACTCGGATCATTACTAGCAACTTCTTGTTCTCGACAATTGATAGCGAATCCTCCACTTTTAGTCTTTGTGACCGCAGTAATAATATCTTCAGCGTGATAAAAATCACCACCAGTCCACGTATATGCAGAACCTACTTGAGCTCCACCACCATAAACCACTAAACGTCTCTCAAAACCACCATCATAAGTATCAATAGTGTTAGTTGTCCCGATTCCAACATTACCATTAGCTGTAATACGAAGTCTTTCGACTCTTCGATCAGTTCTATCGCCAGGTGGTTGTGTTTCCCATCTCCAAAGAGAACCACCATCACTCTGCACAGAACCCACCATATTTGCAACAGCAAAACCATCTTCATTTACAGTATCAATGAATATGTTTCTTGTCAGTGATGCAGATGAATCAGAAGTTTTTAATTGCATTCCGACATATTCGCTTCCTGAACCAGATAACATCAAACCAGTTCCACTAAATGTATTCAACTCTAGTCTATTAATGGAGGGGTTGTAGAGAAAATTAGTATTAGTATCAGCTTTTATACTTTGGTTTCCTGAAGATGAATCAACAAATGTAACATTAAAATTTGAATCATCATTAGATGCAGTTACTGCAACCTGTGATGCAGTACCAGCTGCAAGAGTTCCGACATTTACCCAGTCTACCTGTGTTCCCGTTGATGAAAGGACTTGTCCTGAAGTTCCCGAATCTCCATCCTTATCATATATTTTATTACTAAATCTTGCATCACCACGAACATCTAATTGTGCTAATGGATCAGTGGTTCCGATACCAACTGAACCAAATCCTGTGATGTTAAGTGTAGGACCTGAATCATTAGAGGAAATTCCAGCAGTTGGAGTTTCAATGGAATATTCTGATGCCTGAAAACGAAGTCTTCTAAATCCTTTATTTGCTTTGACTCGATTATAAGCTAAAATTCGAGCACCATGTTTATCGCCAGTAGAATTACTATTTGCATTAATCTCAAATCCACCTGTTCTATTATCCTCAGATCCATCAAAATGTATAGCAAATTGAGCATGTGGATTATTTACAGTTCCAATTCCAATACTAGAGCTGATTCCAACTCCAAAATCAATTTGATCTTGTGCAGAATCGGCAAGTGTCTTTCTTCCTTCTGGTGTACTCTCATCTATAAAAGGATAATATGTCGTCCTCATAACAGTATATTACTTTTCCAACTGTATTTATTCGTCATTGAATATTATTTCTCCTCTTAATTCTGCTAATTTTGCAGTTGCTAAAGTTTCCAGACAAGTCCAATAAGTTTCTCCACTTACTTTATAGTCATCACAAAAGTAACCAGCAATATCTTCGTGAAGATTTTGTAACTCAACAATTTTTTCTCTGTTAATATCCATTAGGTATAGAAAGTTTCATTTGCAGGGTCATTTGCCATATTTATTATGTTTTCTAACTCTGTTTTTCGTACCTTAACTTTAGCAAGTCCAAAATAATAACTGTATCTCTGTGTGTACTTAAATTTAATTTCTTTTTTTAACTCATTAACAGTGTCATTCATATAAGTATTCCTTTCTGTTCTCAAGTCTCCTATTTCGCTTAGTAATGCACTTCTTCTTGCAGAATAAAGAGTATCAACATAACCAGAATATGCAGTATCGTAATTGTCACCAGCACTGATCGCACAGGGAACAGTATCATCACCGACTTGTTTAGTTGCATCACTGTTTTTAGCAAAAAATGTTCTTCCTACACCTATAAGTGTGGTTACACCAACTCCTAAATTACCAGTAATAATATTTTCAAAGTCTCCTCCTCCCATCATATTTGTAGTAGCACCAAAGACAGTTGTTGAAAAAGGATTATTACCAATGTAATCAGTATCCTCTGAATCATTTCGACCACCCTGAACAACATCGAATTGAACAACTTGACCTGATTCTTTGAAACCACCGTCACCATCACTTATAAGTGTGATGCATCCTCCAGTGATTAATCCATTTAAAACTTCCAATTCCTTCACTTTTAGATTAACTGCTTGAGTTAATTCACAAACTCTTCGATCAAAATTTGATGCAGGAACAATTAGATCATCAAGATTTAATTGAACTTCACCAATAATCTCAGGAAGTTGTATGATCTGTCTATCAACAATTTCCAACTCATCAGATGCTTTACTTATTATATCATTTTTAACTGTCATTCTTTTGTACCCCCTTGTTGCATGATATTTTCAGGTTCTGGTCCTGCTTCATATTCTACAATCAACTTATTTACATCCTTTCTTTCACCATAAACAATATAACTACAATGAATCGGAGTATTACCAAAGTTTCTTACTACAATTTTATTTTCAGCAAGTGTGTAATGTAAGTATTGATAATTTCCAATTGGAGTTAAGTGAACTGTAATCGTATTAGAGTCAACTAAATCTTTCCAGTAATCAGGAAGGTCAATTACTTGACTATCTTCTAAAACACCTCGATAATATACACCAAGTTCAGGACCTTCAAGTGATCCGTGAGCAAGTCGATGTCCTTTTTTTGTTGGATGTGGAATATCAAATAACTTAGATGTTCCAACGATAGAGGCAGACCACAATGCAAATGTAGCATAAAATAATCCTGAAACTATAGTAGTTCCATTAACATTAAGTGATCCATTAATTGTTTTAGCTCCATTTGTAATATCCACAGCATTAACTGTATGAATACCATTAAATATCGAAGCACCAGTACAAGTATACAATCCTAATTGGTTTGTGTTTCCAATAAAATTAGATACACCAAGAACTTCAAGAGAAAATGGTGCTGCTAATGCCAAAGGGGGTCCAATACTTACTGCTGCTCTTGGAACACCAGTTGGTAATTGACCACCAAAAATACTAATACCTGGACAGGTTAAAACTCCAGTCGGTAATACTTGTGGTATTCCTAACTTTGAAAAATCAGGAGCTCCTATATGAACTGCTCCTGTTTGTACCTCTGCATTTCGAATTGACATGACTAATCAGGAGAAAAATCTTTTTGCTTTATTTAAAACATTCATAATTTGACTAGTTACTCCACCAGCAAATAATGATTCAGCACCAGAAGATATTTGTATTGGAGCTGCTTCTGAATATAAACTTAAATCCGATCCCCCATTGATATGCATTTCTTCTGCTGCGATTAAATTTGTATTATCCCCATCAAGAGTAATATTACCAGCATCTACATTCAGACGTTTTCCACCCTCAATAAAAACTCCATCTTCATCAGAAGCTCCTTCTGATATTATCTGAACTCTTTTACCTTTGAGAATTAAAGTATCATCTGATTCAATTTTTATGTACCCATTTTCAGACTGAATGTGTATTGACGCATCATCATCAGTTGCTTTTTGACCAGAATAAATTTCTACAGATTTATTTGATCTAACTTTCATATTACCTTGCTTATAAAAATGAATACCCTGATAAGTATCTGTAGTCATACAATACTCTGTAGGACCATGTGCTTCACTTTCTACACCAGAAGATATTTCAAAATGTGGATATGATCTTCGGTAATATTCTGTAAGTTGTTTCGCAGTTTCATCTGCAACTAACTTCTTGATTTCCTCTTCACTCATTAGTAACCTCCTCCATAATAACCACCACCACCTGATGAACCAGATGATCCAGAAGAACCAGATGATCCAGAAGAACCAGATGATCCAGAAGAACCTGATGATCCAGAAGAACTTGATGAACCTGACGATCCAGAGGAACCTGACGATCCAGAGGAACTACTGCTTTGGTTAGTATCTGTATTATTATTGGTATTTGTACTCGTATTTATCTGAGTATATGAGGTGGTATCTGTGGGTGTAGGTGTCGTTGTGGTGGTAGTTGGTGTTGTGGTGGTCGTAGGTATGGAAGTTGTTGGTTCAGTTAAAGTTGATGGGATAGATATCATAGCACGTAAACTTTCTTCTAAAGTATCATATATTATAGAATCATTATCACTATGTGTTGCTCCTGTCATTTTTATTCCATTCTCCATAGTATGGAATTCACCGTAATACGCTTCTCCGTTTACATAACCAACTGGTGTATTAATATCAGTTGAGTCCTTGGTAGGACAATCAATTACACTCTTGATTCCAATCAAAGGTTTTGGAGCTACATCTGTAAGATATTGTAAATTATATGACATAATTGGAATAAACTCTGCACCAACTCCAGTTTTTGTGTTTATGGAGTAATCAGGAATACTCTTAAACTGTTGATTATATCCATCTGGAATAGTTACCTCAACTATACCACCGCCTGGTGTAATCACTATTGGGAAATTAGTATTACCAATTCCAATTGTGTCTCCAGATGTATATCCAATACCAGGTTGATTGACATAAAGATCAGTTATAATACCAACTATATCGGTTCCAATTCCTGCATTTGGAGGAGCAATTGGTGGTACAACAGGATCTGTTGGGTCGATTGGAACTATGGGGGTTGGAGTTGGGGGAGCAAATGTTTCACCACAATATCCAAAACCAGATTCTCTAATAATTATTCTTTTAACCTCACCATCTTTAACTATTGCTTCAGCTTGTGCACCTGTTCCATGTCCTGAATTGTCAATAATTGAAACAGCATTTTGATCGTTGTATCCACTACCACCATTTAATACTTCAATAGAAAATATTTTAGTATCATTTCCAACAACTGCTTTTAATATTGCACCTGATCCCTTTCCAATTATTGAAACTTTAGGTGGAATACATTTGGGATAAACAACTCCTGGTCTGACAGGGAATATATCATCTTGATCATTTGGATTATCATTGATTTGATTACAAGCATTGAATATTGAATTTTGTCCACCAAATAAAGTAATTGTTGAAACTGCTGCTTCAATTGATCCCAACCCTTTATCTAATTGACTTGCTGATTCTCCTCCCGTGAGAACATCTACACTTGTTAATACATCTCGAAGTGGAGTTCCATTATATGAATACTCTGGAGTCTCTCCAGTGTCACCAAAGACATCATCTATTTTACCACTAATACCTGAAGATATTCCAGTTAAAGATGAACTAATACCAGAGAACACATCTACGTTGCTTATAATTTTCTCCCATTGATCTCCCTTTGTCTCTACTGCTGCGTTTACACTTGAAACCCATTCACTTTCTTTTGAACATTTTTGCTCATCACATCCAATGAAAGAGTATATTGATTTAGCTAAACTACTAACATTTTTTAAAACTCCACTTACAGATCCCAATCCACCCATTAACCAATTCAATCCACCCATTATGCCACTCAAACCATTCTCAAGAAAATTAAATAACTTTGCGAAAATACCTGATACAAATTGTTCTGCTGCACATAAAGGACCGTTTATAAGTCTTCCAAGTAAATTCTGGAACATATTTCCAATAAAGTTACCGATATTACCAATCATCTTTTCAAAAACACAAAAGATCAAAGACATAATACCTTTAAATCCTTTATGCAAAATACCATCTTGTAGAAATGAAGTTATGCCAGTAGGAAGAGTTTTAAAAGTTCCCAAGAAAGTTCCAAACAATTTATTCAGTTTCCCCATCAATTTTTTTCTTATCTGTTTTGTGACTCCTTGAATTATTCCACTTACCTTTTCTCTAATTTTTCTTATCTGATAGTCCATATTAACAATTTGATTTGTCAATGGATCTATAAATTTATCACCAATACTTTCAAGTGTAGATGTAAATGATATAAAATCTTTAAGAATTGATGTTATTCGACCTATCGCACCACTACCACAAGTGCTATCTTTGGTAATAGTTTTTGTTGCTAGTCTTTCTACAATTGTTTGTGCGTCTGATGATGCGTTTTGATTAGCACGAATTGAAGTATTATTTTCTGCTGTATGTTTTCCAGTCTTCCCATTACCATTAGATTTAAGTTTTCCTGAAGTGGTAGTCCTAGCTGTAGGTGGAGTTTTGTTAGCCCAAGGATCAAAGTTTTTAAATTGAGAACTTTTATATGACTCAACTTCTTGCTGTGATGTGCTATTACTTTTTACACTCTGTGATCTATGAAGTAAACCCATTACCACTGGTTGTTGTGCTTCTTCCCCATCCAAGAAAAAACCAATAGCAGTTTCACCACCAACTAAAGCCATTGTCTCTCCTCTTCCACCAGTACCATCACCTAACATTGGATCTTGCATTACGTGTGCCCAAGGAAGATCTTCTTCTTTCAACTGGGCACCGTCCCAAGGATGATATCCAATGATACGTACTTTTACTCTTTGACCAAATTCACCATTTGCATCGGAAATCTCATTTTCTTTTTTCCAATAATCAGGATGAGCAACTCGACCAATCCACCAAGTGAATCCGTCTCGTCCAAGAACATTCGATTTTAATAAAGACTCATCAATCATCGTATACTCTGCATTCAAATGCATCTGGATGATTATCGCAATAAATTTCTAGATGCTTATCTTCATGTCTTGTGTGCCAATCATTAATTCGACCTTCATTTGGATTGACCACATCATCCTTATGATATGTTTCATAATCGGCATGAACAGTTTCAAGTTCCTGTACTGTATACTCTAACATACCATGATTGATATGTTCCTTCCCATCTTCAGGATCGATATGCACTTCATGGTTTAAGTCGTGTTTGATTTGTGACATAGTAGTTACCTCTTTTTAGGATGCGTTGGTTCCGTAAACACCATAAGAATCTCTTATAAGTTTAAGAGAGGTCGTATTTTGATTAAGAGAAAAATGATGACATAATTCTTTAATTAAATAATTACCACTCCTTTTAGTGTCAATTTCTGTTCCTTTACCAGCTTCTAAACTAGGAAGTTCACAGAAAATAACATCACCAACCATTAACTTTATATTACACGGTACAAGAATATTTAGTGACTGTGTAAACAATAAGTTATATCTTGAGAATGATCTTGCCATATCACCTTCATCTCGACTTGATGGATCTAGAAGACTTGTAGTTCCATGATCAGAGGTTCTAAACAATTGTCGTGATGGTGCTCCTGCAAACAATTCTGCAGGTGTGTCCATACCATCTCCACCTAATGTTCCTTTTATTTGTTTTTGTAAATCATACTTATAATAACTTACTAAATGTGTTTGAGTGTTGTAAAAAATACTTTGATTGGAATACATACCAATACGTAAAGATCTTCTTACGTCAATATTCTTATCTAAAAAATATTCAATTATCTGAAAATTACCTTCTTCTGAATTTGAATCAACTGCACCAAATCCTTTCGAAATATATCTAAATTTTGCTTTCTTTTTATCAGAATCTACTTGAGCGTTTGAAACTAATTTTTCTACACTTCTAAAATTAAATCCATCTTGATTTTCATAAAAGAAATATCCAGAGGTTCCATTTGATTCACCATCTTTTGTCCCATCTTCACCACTTGTTCCAGATTTATTTGATACTACAGGAACTGCTTTTGGTGCTAACCATTGAAGGAGATAAAAAGGTTTTCGAGTATTTCCATAGAAAGCATATGTATTTGCTGTTTTTTCAATATTACATTCTTTCTCAGTAAATAATTTTTCCTTTAAAATTTTTTCAACGTGAGTGCTGATTGGAACATTTTCAAATTTACGAGGACATCTGGCAATTTCATTAATAAAATGTTCCTTTGAAGACAAGTACAAATTAAAAGTTACACTCTGCCTATCTGATTGTAACTCGCCCACTTTATAAACATACATTGTCTTTTCACGATCAATCTCAAACTGGCCAGATGGAAGAGTAAAATTTAATACAACTTTTTCTCCTCCACGAATTGGTAATTCACTTACGATATTAAAACTAAACATAGCACTCACTTTCATTGAAACGCAAGGTTCTAAAATATCTTCATAGTAATCAACAGAAAGTGTACCTTTAGATAGATCAAATTTTTTAGATCCGTCTAAAGACTCAATAAAAAACTCTTCAATTTTAATACCAGTTAGTGAATTTGCCATTAGTTTGCATCAAGTTTAGTTAGAAGCATTCCTTCTTGATTATTGGAATTAATAATCACGGTTCCACCGCCACCGTTGCCACCGCCAGTTATACTTTGACCGTTATTATTTACTACATTACTTCCACCACCTGTTTGGTTACTATCATTTTGGGAATTATTAACTGGAACGACAATAGTTTTTCTCCTTTTCCTCTTATTATATGATCTTCCCATTGGTTTTTTCTCTGCTTTTACAGTTTCTAATTTTTTCTGAACTCCTGTAAATCGATCTGCAAGACCACCAGATACACTTCTACCAATTTTTGATCCTATAAATCCAGCAGCAATACCACCTGTAAGAATTGCAGCAGCATAAAGAATACGAGCACCAGGAATTGGAGCAACAATTAGAGGAGCAGCTGCTTTTGCTGTAATTGCTGCACCAATCTTAAATCCTTTACCAAATCCAAGAAAACTACCAGTTGCTTCTGCTGCTCCACCAACAAATGCTTGTTTAGCTGTCTGACCTTCTTGTAATCTATCCACTGTGGTCATAGCAGCATCTGCAACAGCAAGTACACTTCCTCCTTTTTTGACTATATTTCTTCCAACACCTTTTAATCCTTTGTTCAAGACAATCTTTTGAGGTTTGAAAGTTGTTGGTTTTACTTTTGGTATTGGTTTTTTGAGTACGTTTGGTTTTATATTTGGTTTTATTTTTGGTTTTATATTTGTTTTAACTCCTTTACCTCTTATCTTTGGTGCTTTGATTTTTTCTTTTGGAACTTTGATCTTTGTTTTTGATGGTTTAATTTTTTGATTTACTGTTCTTTTTGGAATATTAATTTTCCTTGGTATCCTTCCACTAAAATCAGTTGCAGTTGAAATTCCTTTTGCTAATGGATTTTTTTCACTACCCTTCCCTCCTGTACCATCTCCAGAACCACCATCCATCAAACCTGCAGCTGCACCAATACCAAGTGCACCTATTCCAAGTAATGCTAATAATCCAAGTCCACCACCTTTAGATTCTTTGTCTAAATCTTTTATCTCTTTCTTACTTGGAGATTTTATTCTTTTTAAAGATGCACTACTTGATTCTATCCATCTCAAGAACAATCTAAGTTCTGATTTTTTTCTAAATTTGAGACGAGAAACTACACCAGTAGGTGGAACAGTTTTAACCTTTCGTGATAGAGCATATAATGGTGACTTTTTTCCTTTAATCATAATTATCCATCAACAATATTCATAAGACTTTTTGCAGTTTGATCAGAGATAGTATCAAAGTTTTTAGAGGGAAAGAATACAATAGAAGGTGATCCTCCTCCAGTTGGAGGTGGGTTTGAAGATCCTCCCATGACTTGCGGTTCATTATTAGAACCAGACATTGCTGTTGGAACATATTCAATTATAGGATCATCACTTTCCTCCTCAATTGGTTTTTCAATGTTGTTAACTATGTCCACATTTTTACTAGTATCAGCTTTTACATTCTCAATATCGCCCTCTTTAATACCCTCTACTTTGCTTTCAGAAACTTCTTTAACTTCTTTTGATTCTTTAGAACCTTCAACTTTACTATCAGAAACTTTTTTATCTTCACTTGATTCTCCAGCATAATTAAAGTTCTGTATTATCTCTTCTTGTTTTTGTTTTATTATTTCCTTATCTTCTTTAGTATAGAATGCCTGTCCTTTGTTACGACCAGTAGTTCTCATTCCACTCATCGGAACTTGATTCTCAACATCTTTAACTTGTTTCTTCAAATCCTCTAATTGATTTTTTTGCCCCATCACTCTTTCATAAATTATTTGTTGCTCTGGTGTTCTGCCCCCATTAGGAAGATCTCTCATATTTCTTTTGTCTTTTGCTGAAAGATTCTTAGGAGTTCCGTCTTTATCCATTCCAGCAGCTGCAAGTTCATCATTTAATTCATTAAATTTTATGTCAATGTCAGCAGGAGTATTACCACCAAATGGAGCTGTAATTATATTTTTAGCTAAACCAAGAGGATCAGTAACTGCCAAAAATATGTTAGGGAAATTTTCTTTCAATACGTTAAAAATACTATCCTTTAAAAAACCTACAACTGGAGCAGCATAATTCTTTAAGAATCCAAATATTGCTTCTCTTGTTCCTTTATTCGCAAGCAAAACACCGATACCTCCTGCAGCAATTGCTCCTAAAATTCCTAACACTATAGGGTTGGTAAGAAGTGATGCAACACTTAAAAGTCCACTTAACATACCAAGACCACCACCTAAAAGACCACCCAATAAACCACCTTTCTTCTTACCACCTTTTGTTTTTAAACTATCAGTTATATTTCGAATCTGAATCTTTAATAACTTGGTAGTCTCAAACATATCTACCAATGCATCTCTTGTTATTTTTAAATTATTTCGCAATACCTTTGCTGTTTTCTTTGCACCAAAAAAATCTAGATAGTTTTTTACAAACTGAGAACTATCATTTTCTCTCCTTTCTTTTGCAAGTTGTTTTGTTGGTGGTAGTAGTTTTTGAGCAACCTTAATCGGAGTTCCCATCAAAGTGGATCCAAGTTTCTTACCACTAGATAACAAACTCTTTGCACCTATTTTGGTTTTATTAAAAAAATTACCTGGTTTTTTTAAAAAGGATTGCATTTGACTTATGAATTTTCTTGTATCCTCGCATTTTCTTCTTCAATATATTGATTGAGTAACGCAAGATAGATATCTCTTTCCCAAGGCATCATATTTTCAATTTCAGTTAGTGAGTATTTATGATGTTGCATTAAAGAAAAATTAATTTTGAAGTATGACTCAAGATCAATATGAGACATACTCAATCGAAAAAAGACGCTAGTCCCTCCAATACAATTTCACTTTCAACTTTAGTGTTGGGATTAGTAACTTTTAAAGTATGAGAAAGTTTCGGCATTGTTTCAAAGAAAGTTTCAAGTTCTTTAAATTGTTTTGAATTTAAATCTTGAAGCCATTCTTTAAGTTCCTTCTTCGTACAATCAGATGCTGCCCATGACTCTTCATCATTGTAGACCATATCAATACATGAAGCAATGATATCAAAAGATTGATCCAATTGATCCACATCTCCAGAAATTTCAAAATTGTTTGCAATAAACTCATTCATAGAAGGATACTTCATCCTTAATGTTAAGTTTGGATTTAGAACAATATCTTTTTTATGTTGATCATTTATTTTAATTCCAATCTCATCAATATAAACTTTCACAGGAACAGTTGTTTTATTATCATCAGGGCAGGTGACAATTAAATCAAGTGACTCTCCAACAGATTTACCTCGAATATTTAAAAATAGATATTCAATATCGAAAGTTGGAAGTTCTTCAATTTTAACTCCTCTGGTACTAATACAATCTTTTAGAATTTTTTTCACTGCATTAGTAATACTTTTATTATCTCCACCTTCTAAAGCAAGAATAAGAACTTTCTCTTCTCTTACTAAAAATGGACGATATTTAATTTTCTTACCATTTGAAGGTAACTGCAACTCATAAAGTGGAGTTGATATTTTTGGTAAAGGCATAATACTTAGTACACTTCAGTAACTTTATTTAGTAGCTAAAAAATAGTTGGATAATGTTTTGAAGTAAATTTTTCAATGGTATGTCTTGAGTAACTCCATCCTATAGTTAACTGTGTATAAATGCTATTATCGTACGTAAGTGGAACTGTTTGAATATCTACTGGGAAACAATCATGGAATCTATAATTCAATAGTGGTAGATTATTAAACTTCTTGTTCTTATCATTTGGATTTACAACTAGGTTTCTTTCAAATTTTGTAACTGATATATCTCTTTTATAACTATCTGGATATCTAAGTCTATAATATGAAGACCTGTCTCTATATTTTCCATACTGACTCTCTCTATCTCCTTCATATTTTCCAGTTGAATCATGAATTGGATTGATAAAGTTCATCCACTCCTCAAACAAACGAATAATATTATATTGATCATCAATATAAAAAGTCAAACTAAAATTATCATACACACGATATGTTGCGAACTTTTCAATTACACCTTGACGACTTCCTCTTTCTTCAAGAATAAAATTTGTTGAACTTGGAAGAGAAGCTTGGGAACATAATAGATCATAACTTTCATAACTCGCTCCAAGATTATCAAATATACCGCAACGAGTTAAATGACCATGTAAATCTCCATCACTACTTCCTCTGTTCAAATTTAAAGAGACTTTGAACTGACTGGAAATAGCAAGTTTTGTGATGATATTACTGACATCATTCATATTGATATATAAAGATTCAGTAGATACTGGAATTGACATCTAAATAGTTTTTAAGTTAACCTCATAGTATATGTATGTCATATAGTGGAAAATATTACCCAAGGCACCCGAACAAATATAAAGGTAATCCTACTAATATAGTATATAGGTCACTTTGGGAAAGAAAATTTATGAACTACTGTGATATCACAGAAAGCATAGATGAGTGGGCATCAGAGGAGTTTTGGATACCTTATCGATCTCCTATTGATAATCGAATGCATAGATACTTTCCAGATTTTTTTGTAAAGTACAAAGATAAAAAAGGAAAGATCAGATGTTTGGTCATTGAGGTCAAACCAAAAAGAGAAACTAAAATGCCTCCACAGAATCCAAAGAAAAGAACAAAGTCTTGGGCATATTCAGTTAAAAAATGGGCAGTGAATGATGCTAAATGGAAAGCAGCAAGAAGTTTCTGTGCAGATCGCAAGTATGAATTTAAAATTATGACCGAAGATGATTTAGGAATCAAATGAGCATCGGAGAAAGAATCAAAGAAAAAGCAAAAGGTGTTACTGGCACTGATCCAGATTGGTATGCAAATGAATTGTATACCGAACTATCAGAAGTTGGTGAGACTCGTTTTCCAGAAATTGGAGAACTTTGTTTCTTCTCTTACTCTGCTGCATACTCAGAAAAGTATCCATTCTATGATCGTAGACCACTTGTATATGTGATGGAATATCAGAATGATAAGATACTCGGAGCAAACCTTCACTATCTAAATCCAGACTACCGTGATGGAATTGCGAAAGGGTTGCTAAATAAAACTAGTGCGATGCTACCGAAGAAAACATTACATCGATATTTTTTCAGTAATATTGGAGATACTTTTATAATTCCTTCGACTCTTGAAGACTATGCGAGTGTTGCACAATTGGTAACTGAAAACTTTGTTAATAAATATGGACAAAAGGTATCACCACAAAAAGCTTGGGATAGTATTTAAATGGCATTCAAAAAAGTAAAAACTATTGATACTGGATTAAGACTGTATTATGACAGTAGTACTGGTGATTATGAAGTTAGAAGTCAAAAATCAAGTTTAAAAAGATATATTGAAGGAAGAGGAGAACAGGTAATATATCAGAACGGAATTTTCCAACCAGGACAAACTGGAAAACTTACGCAAGCACAAACAGATGACATATTAAATACAATATATGACATCAAAAAGAAAATAGGTGTTAAAGCAATTGCAAGTCTTCCAGCAGATTATAAGCAAACAGAAGCAGATGCTTTTGAAGCTGCTAAAAAATGGGAATTATCTAAAACTAATGATATTACTGAAAAGGGTGAAGTAGTTAATAATTCTGATATACAAAATGGATCTTCCAATACACTCCTAAAAAGTTTTATGATGATGAAATATCCGATTGATGCGGATTATGGAAATACTCAAGATTACATGTTGATAAAACAATATTCTTACAAACCAGTAAGAGGAGATTTGTTTTCTGGAGAAAGTAACCCATTACAAGATTTCCAAAATGGTGTAGTAAGAGACAACCCAAAAAAAGAATTAATCAATCAAGTTAAACTTCCAATACCAAATACTTTAACTGATTCAAATAATGTTTCTTGGGGTCAAGATTCAATGAATGCGATGGGTGCTGCTCTAGCAGGTGCTGTTTCTAAAGTTGTAAATCCAAAAAACATTGATTCTCTTGTTAATAATTTTGGAGCAACTCTACAAAAAGGTGCAAACACAGCAGGAAACGCAGTAAAAGATACGCTCTTCACTCAAGATGGAAGAAATGAAGTGATGAATAACCTTAGAAATATTTTAAATAATCCAAATATGCAGAATGTAGCAACTGCAAATATCGGATCTAAAGTACTAAGTATGCTTGGTCAGAATGTAAGTGCAGAGGATATATTGGCAAGAGGACAAGGAATAATACCAAATAGTAACTTAGAATTATTATTTAATTCTCCTGCTCTTCGAAAGTTTAGTTTTACTTGGAGAATGAGTCCAAGAAGTAGAGAAGAAGCAATGATGGTAAATAAAATAGTCAGATCATTTAAACAAGGAATGTCAGCTAAAAAAATAAATCCTACATCTGGTGGTGCCTCTTTCTTTTTAGGAACACCAAATGTTTTTGATCTTCAATTTAGAACTGGTGAGGGTCATATTGATGGTTTATTTAGAGTCAAGACTTCAGCATGCACTAGCACTTCTATTTCATATACTGATGGTGCACAATGGTCTGCATATGATGATGGTCAACCGACATCAATTAACTTAACTTTGGCTTTTGAGGAACTTGAACCAATATATGATACTGATTACAGTGAAACTCCACTAGCGGCTAAAGATTCATTAGAACCTGTTCCTGATACTTCAATAGGATACTAATGGCATACTTCGAAGAACTACCAGAGATATCTTACATTTCTCGTTTGACAAATTCAAACAGGAATGAAGATAGGATATTGGTTAAAAATTTATTTAAAAGAGCAAAGTTAAGAACTGATATCGAATCAGCAATTACTGCATTTAATTATTATCTGATTGAAGAGGGTGAAAGACCAGATACTCTTGCGAAAAAAATATATGATAATGAAGAATTGGATTGGGTAATTTTAATTACAAATAATATCACAAATATTCGAGATCAATGGCCACTAAGTAATAATGATTTGAATTCTTATATGTTAGATAAGTATGGTTCTGAAGAAAACATATCGGAAGTTCATCATTATGAAACAAAAGAAATTAGAGATTCATCAAATCGACTAATTATGAAAGGTGGTTTAGTTGTTGGTGAAGAATTTAAATTTGAATATAATACTCCAGTAGGTGCTGCTTCAACTGGAAATATTTACAATGCTCCAACAATGATTCAAGGAGAATCTGCAAGAGGTGCAGTAACTAACTTTGAATATGAAAATAGGAAGAATGATGAAAAAAGAAAAATAAAAATATTAAAAAGAGAATTTGTTCCTGTAATTATAACCGACCTTCGAAATATTATGAGGTATGATAAATCAAGTTCACAATATGTTTCAAGAAAAGTAATAACAACGTATAACCCAAGAAAATCTGGAGTATAAAAAAAAAAGACCCCTTGTGGAGATCTTTAATATCTGAGTATTACAGGGTGAATACCAACTGAGTATTACAACTTGAATACTTATAAAAGTATTGTGAGCTGAATACTAACTGAGTTTTATGACTTGAATACTAACTGACTGAGTATTGCATTATGAAAACTAACTGAGTATTGTGTGGTGAAAATTAACGAAAATTTTGCATTCTGAATACTAACTGAGTTTTATGTCTTGAATACTAACTTATAGTCAGTTATTCATTAACAAGTCGTGAAAAGTAACTCAGTGAATCATCTTCTTCTTCAGAAGTAGTTTCTGCTACTGGTTCTGGTACTGGTGATTTTTCATTAAAAGAATCATTTGCATGATCATAAGAACTCAAACCTTCACTTAGATCTTCTAAGTCCTCATCAGGTACTGCAGTTTTCTTTGGTTGATTTAAACCAAGAACATACTTCAAACGAGTTTCAAGTTGCTCATATGTTTTGAATTTATCTGGTGCATTAAATTCATTTAGATCATACAATGAGTTATAAATCTTTTCTAACTTTGCATCATCATCAAATAAAGGTGATGGACTTGCGAACTCTGACTTGTCATAGTTCTGATAACCTTCAACTTTACGAATCTTCAACTTAAAGTTTGCACCTGCCCAGAAATCAAATGGATTGATTGCATCTTCATCAGCAAACTCTGGTTGCATTGCTTCTGATATTTTATCAAATATTTTCTTTCCATATCTGAATAAAAATACTTTACCTTCGTTTTCTGGATTCGAAGGATCACTTACAACAAAGATGTTACTGTAGTAAGATAACTTACGCTTTTGCTTACGTGCAATCTGTTTGTTTGCATCAGATCCAGAGTTCCATAATTGAGTATTATGTTCTGATACAGGATCTTTTTGTCCTAAAGTGGTTAAAGAATTTTCAATAAACCAACCACCAGGTCCTTGGAATGCGTGTGAGTATAATCTTGTCCAAGGAAGATCGCATCCTTCGGGTTCTGGAAGAAAGCGAATGATTGCATATCCATTACCAGACTTATCTACTGCTGGTTTCCAGATACGTTCATCAATATTACTGTTTCCTTTATCATTAAGTTTCTCTACTTGTTTTATTAGTCTATCTGTTAGAGAGCCAGATCTTGATTTCTTTTTTAAATTTGCGAATGACATGTGGATTACTTTGGATGTTTGTTTTGTTGTATTAAAGAGGGAGGTTGGATTCCTGTATACCAACAAAGAACGGGCATTACTACAGTAGTAAAAACGTTATTGCCTGAGACCCGACTGGTAGGTCGGTTCTGCATCGCTGCAGCAGCACCACCTGTGTCTCATCACCTTAACCA